TTAAGGGTAAGTCTAACTATAAGTGCTCATACGACGAAAACTTTACTGTTGAATATGCTCCATGCATGTATCTTAAGAAATTGAGAGATGATTGCTGGTCGAAGGATAGCTGCCCTTATTACAAAGCTCGTAATACTGCAATTGTATCTAAGTTTGCTACATACAATTATAATATGTTCTTCTCTTTACCTGACGAGTTTAAGCGTCGTCAGGTAATGGTGTGTGATGAAGCTTCTGAATTAGAAGATCAGCTTGTTAAAGAATATACATGCACAGTTAATTTTAGTTTCCTTAAGAAGCTAGAACTTCCGATTTTTGCATTTCCTAATAGTGATTACGGTAAAGCTGGTAAGTGGGTGCATACTCTTTACTCAAATGTTGTAGATAAAGTTGATGAATATACTGAATTAATTAGAGCTAAAGAAGGTAAGACTACAGATAAGACTCTTAATGCTCGTAAAGATGATCTTATTATGCTAAATGGCCTACGTAGTAAGTTAAAGACACTTATCGAAACGTGGAATCAAAGTGAGTATCTTTTTGAAAGAGATGCAAAAGCAATTACATTCATTCCTCTTAAAGTTGATAAGCTAGCTGCTAATTTATTTGATCATGCAGATAAAGTAATTCTTATGTCTGCAACAATTATTGATCCTCAAAATTTCTGTAAGGGGTTAGGTATTACTAAATTCAAATATATTGAAGCTGAGTCGACATTCGATGCATCAAAAGCACCTATCTATGCAAATACAAAGGTAAAGCTTAACTATGCAAATCTACAATCTAACTTACCTAAGATCGTAGATCAAATTAAAGCTATATGTCAAGCTCATAAGGATGAGAAGGGTATTATCCACACACAGACTAACACGATTACGAAGTATGTTCAAGATAATATTCCACACGATACGAGATTCTTATTTCGTGAACCAGGTGTGAAGAACGAAGATTTGTTAGACACTCACTACAATACATCTGATCCAACTGTACTCGTATCACCTTCTATGTCTCACGGCGTAGATCTAAAGGGTGATCTTGCAAGGTTTCAAATCATTATCAAGGCTCCTTATCTACCAACAAAAGATATTAGAGTGGAAAGAATGATGAAATTGGATCAGAGTTGGTATATGAATAAAATGCTTAGCTCGCTTATTCAATCTTGCGGTCGTGGTATTCGATCTCAGAAAGATCATTGCGTTACATATATTCTAGATGGCTCTATTATTGAGCAAATTATTAGGAATAAAGCAAAGATTCCAAAATATTTCATCGATAGATTTATGTAATAAATATATTATGTGAAGAATAGAGGATTCTACTGGGAAATAAAAGACATATTAACTCAATTTGTCGCTGCATTCGATGATACTGTAATATCGCGATATGATAAAAATAGATATGCAAAAGAAACTATTGAGGTTCGATATGTCTTTGGTCCTAAGCAGAGAGTGATGTATGACATAATTAACAAAGCTCAAAATTTAACACTACCTGCGATTGCGGTTAATATAACAGGTATTACACGTGATGAATCTAGAGTCTTTAATAAGCTTGAACCATCCTATCTACCAGGTGTTGCATCACAATATGGGCCAAGAGTAGCAAAAGTTCCTGCACCTGTACCAATAAACATAGAGGTTAGTATGTCAATACTGTCAAGGTATATGACAGATATGGATCAGATTTTATCTAATTTTGTACCATATAATAACCCCTATGTTATATTGTCATGGTTACTACCTGAAGAGTTTGGAGTAGCATATAATACAGAGATAAGATCTGAAGTTCTGTGGAGTGGTTCAGTTAATTTAACAGAACCTACAGATCTGTCATACTCTGACAAATTTAGAATAGTTGGTGACACCTCCTTTACTATTAAGACATGGTTATTCAAGGAAGCTAACGATCCGATGAATATAATCTATAAGGTCGATGCTAACTTTTTTAATGTTAATATTAATAATAAAATTATAGGTTATGAAGACTATGCAACCTATAGCGATATACCTATTAATTACGATTATACAGATGTTGTAACTGTATCAGCAATTCCATCATTTACTAACTTATTCTATACAACATCTGGTTCAACGCTTCCAGTTTATAAGCCTATAACTATAGATCGTGGAAAGGATAATTCCTTTATCGTGTATGGTAAACGATTCGATTATAATAATACATTCTATCTATCTGCGAATACTTCGAATTTCTATAAAAATTATACAGCGGTTAAAACTGCAAAGAGTCCTATAATTAGTGCTTATGATATAACAGATAAGGTATCTGTCTTGAATGATAGTATATTTACACTAAACCTACCTACCAATACGTTATCTGCAGCTGGCAATTTTACCATTGTATCAGCAAATAGTGCAGGTTGGGTGAGTACTAATGCTGGTTATGTGATAACAGTAGAGTAAATATATATTACTAAGCGATGCCAGATACAACACCAAATAGAAACGCTAACTCCGTAACAAACGATGGTAGAGCATCTACATTCGGTAGAAATCTTAAAGCGTTCATTCAGAATAGATTACCATATTCCAATATAGTAGATACAGAAAATAATGAGCTAAATCCGAAATATAAAACGTTCGCTTCTGCTGGTATGAGACGTTCTGAAGCTCTTGCTAAGAACTCTGTATCTATCTCTAATGAATATAATAATTTACCTATTGGATCAATGGGTAAAGATACATCGTTTGGTCAAGTAATGTATGCTAACCTTCAAGAAAATAAAGGTGGCAGATTAAGAGATTACAGAATAATGGCAGCATATTCCGACGTAGCTGATGCGCTAGATGAGATATGCGACGAGACGATCAACACTGATGAAAACGGTGCTGAGCTTAATATAAAGTATCGTGACGTTGAACTAAACACAGATAGTAAAATTGCATTAGATAAAGAGTTTAGTAAATTTGGAGAGTATTTCGATCTTAAAAATAAAGGTTGGCAGTATTTTAGACAGTTAATGGTAGAAGGTGAGTTATTCTTCGAGTTAATTATCCATAAAGATTATATAGATGAAGGTGTATTAGGTGTTATAAATTTACCAGGCGAATTAATCGACCCTGTTTATAACAACATTCAGAATATGATGGTAAAAGGCTTTATATACAGAAAGCCTATATTTGACCCAACTAAGCCTGATAAGGTAGAACGCTTTGATTATATACCTCTAGATCAGAATCAGGTTGTTTATGTAAACTCTGGTGTCATGAACGAGACAAAGAATATGGTTCTACCATTTCTCGAAAATGCTAGACGTGCATATAGACAGTTGTCTCTAATTGAGGATGCCATTGTTATCTATCGTTTGGTCCGCGCACCAGAACGACTTGTATTCAATGTTGATGTTGGTAATATGCCTGCACCTAAAGCAGAAGCATATCTTAAAAAATTAATTAACAACTATTGGTCATCAAAAACATTTGATATAGATCAGACAGATGTAGTTAAGAAATTTAACCCTCAGTCAATGTTAGACGCATTTTGGTTTCCTAAGCGTCAAGGATCAGAAGGTTCATCTGTAAGTCAATTAGCAGGAGGTCAGAATCTAGGCGAACTAGCTGACCTAATGTACTTTATTAAGAAGCTATACCGCTCACTTAAGGTACCAACTTCAAGACTGGACCCAGAGGATGCTTTCCGAGATGGGTCTGAAATTTTACGTGAAGAATTAAAGTTTGCTAGATTCATAATTAGACAGCAGCAACGTTTTGCTACTGGTATTAAGAGAGGTTTTATTACTCACTTAAAACTAAAAGGTCTGTGGGATAAGTATGAGCTAACAGATAACAACATTGATATTCAATTTAATGTACCTACTAACTTCTACGAGTTAAGAGAAAATCAAAGAATTGAAATGAAAGCTGCGACTTATAACTCTGTCGCAAATAATGAATTTGTATCTAAGACATACGCACAAAAGAAGTATCTTGGCTGGAAGGATAAAGATATTTTAGCTAATAGAGAGTTCTTACGTAAAGATGCAGAACTACAATGGGAGCTTCAACAGATAGCAACCGCGGGTCCTGCTTGGAAAGAGCAAGCTATTGCTACTGATATTGGTGACGGTATGGGTGGCGAAATGGGTGGAGGTATGGCAGCTCCAATGTCACCAGCAGCAGGCGGTGGAGGTGGTGTTCCTCCTTTCACGGGTGGACCAGCAACACCTGAGGGTGCAACTCCAGCGCCTCCACCAGAAGGTGCGGCTCCTGAAGGTGGACCTGCACCTGCTTAATAAATAGTAATATGGCACTAGCATGTGAAGTATTACCTGTATCAGCTTTCCAATCTACCAACTTAAATAATAAGCTTGAAACTTTTAACGATGTTGGTGATCGTATAAAGCGCGCACTTGGTTACCCTCTGATAACTTTAGAGTTACACAGTGATCAATTGTTTCAAAATATTCAAATCGCTATAGAGTATTTCTCGAAATTTGCAGGATACACAACAGAATACTTAATCTTTAGCTCACAGCTATATGAGAAAAATAAAGGTATAAGACTTGATCATTTAT